TTAAGAAATCTGCTGTATTCATTTCAGGACTTATTAAACTTTGTTGCGAATAATATCCATCAAACATTTTTGTTTTAACTTTATTAACTACGGTAGCAACTGTTTTTTTAAAATTAAAAAATCCTATTTTTCTCACCACCTTTCAATACATAAAAATAAGACATACTTCTATGCCTTTATCAAATCACTTTCTATATCGTCGAAGGTATCTCCATAAGTGAAACCTATAATTTTAATTCCATTGAATGTTCTAAGCGTTAGATCTTGATTATAAGCTTTTTTGTAATATTCAAGTTTTGTCTTAAAGTTCTCAACTTGATTTACTATAATCTCTGGCTTTTCAAACCCTTGCATTTGGATTTTAACACCAACATATCTTGCACCATTATTATATGCTTCATCAAAGCAAGTTTCTAAATTTACTATATTTAAATTATTCATTATCACTAATTCCTCCCATATAATAATTAAACCCAATTCATTTTAAAATTATTTTTACTCTTTATATCTCCAATTCTGTTTGAAAATTCAGCGGTAATGTCGGGCATATCATCATGCTCTGAAAATTTTTGACCAGCAAAGTCCTTCATTTGTGCTATGGCTTCATCATCCTCTTCACAAAATATAATTTGGCCTGTGTTCATAGATGGGATTATAGTTGAAATCCTATCATCCTTATTTTTTCTTGAGGCCTCATTGATAATTCCTATATTTTTATGTTTCAATACGGGATCTTTTTTAATTAATTTTTCAAGGTCATGAGCATCCGCTCCATTGAAAGTATTTTTTTCAATGTAAACGTGAGTGGTATCTGGGAACTCCTTTAATAACTCAATCATATGTCCAAGATATTTATCAAAATCAGTACGAGCATTTATTTTTGCAAGCTCTGATTTACGAGCATACTTTAAATTATTATCAGCCTGGCTTCCAACTAGAAAAGCACTATAATCTGACTTAACATTTGCAGTTGAGCCGGGATCCACGCACAACATAGTCTTAATAAATCTGTGTGTCTCCATTTCAATTCTTGTTTCAGTGGCAATTGTCTTAAACCATTTCTCGCCTATACTATCGATATCTCCTTGCACCTCTTGTTTAAAACTACTGGGAGATTCATAATAACTCATGGCCATATCCAAGCAATCCCAGAACTCAGCCCACAACATAGGGAACTGCATTTCATCTTGGTGTGCCCAATAAAATTCATTTGCATCTTCAAGATGAGTTTCAACTTTAAAATTAAATAGAATTGTTTTAAACTCTTTCCATAAGCCTGTATCAAAGTAATGGTCCAGTCCATTAATTAATTTGCCATCTTCGTCTATAAAGTCATCAATCAACACACCTTTTTTATTTTTAAACTTCCAGGTGGGGAGCTTCATCAATCGACTATAAAAACATTCTTTATGCTGCAGTGTTCCAACCGCAATAAAGGTGGTACCTTTTTTAACTAACTTACCATTACGGTATAATGCTTTCTGACTTGCATACTTAACATCATCACTAAAGCGCTTCCACTTTTTCACTCTGGCATCTTCAGTTCTTACATCATCCTCACTTTGGTAATCATCAAGTATGATAAGATCAGGTCTGCAGTTATCATATTTTCGCCCTCGCATTGGAGAGCTTGAAGAAATGGCCTCTAAAAAAGACACATTCGTAAACTCTAACTGTGTAGAATTACAAATGTATCTTTTATCACGATCATTGAGCAGCTTGCCAAAAGCTTTTTCAATATATATATTATCTAAAAAAGTATTTTTAATATCTTTAATAAATTTTTCAGCAGTGGATCCTATGTCAGAACATATAAGAGTATATTTTTTAAAGCTATAGCAATGGCACCATATCGTAGTTGCAAAAGTACCAAATGCGCTTTTGCCTGTACCCCTTGGTAATATTCTTCCTATTTGTGAAGGCCCATGTCCAATTATAGAATCCTGTATATCTTTCCATAGTTCTCTATGAACATCTGCAATAGAAGCTGCAGCGTTATCTTCCTTTGGTAGGAATACATCTTGTAAAAAATACATACAGAAAAATTCAAAATCCATTTCTCCAAGACTCCATGCTAACCCATGAAATCCAAACATTGTATCGCTATGTTGGGCCATAAGATCAGCAGCATGTTTAGGACTATAAAACTTTTTCAGGTGAGTATATAATAATTTTCGATTCTGTTTTGATTCTTCCAAGTGCTCACCCTCTTATAATTGCTGTAATAACTGCTTATATTTATGTCTATGTTTTTTCCTTATTAGCTTACGGCTTTGTTTATTTTCTTTTTCAAAATATGGAGACAAACTATATTCGTATCTATAAGATTTAAACATACTTCACCTTCTTTGTTGCATAGCACCTTTATGCCTTGTATAACTCGTGTGCCTCATGCAATCATTCATGTTGATAGAATTATCTAAGATAAAATCTAACTCCTCGCATCCATGGTTTTTGTTGCATTTATTGATAACCGGGCATGTACAAACAATCTCAGTATCTTTCCATTTACACATAAGCGTGATTCTCATATTCTCACCACCTAATTATTTAATANNATTTTTTATTTTGTCCAATCTATTTGAGCATTATCAAGAGGCTTGACTGGNTCTNTCCTCAACCTAAAAAATTATTGGGGAAACTATGGTGCCCTCTGCTCCTCCCTGATTGCCAAAATATTTTGCGGGGATTTGTGAATTTTCACGAAACAGAGAGCAACTTCCACCTAAACAATAATTATTGTTATTTACTAATATAGTGCAATGTCGTGAAATAATAATTTCACGACATTAATCATTTACTTTCCATTACTTTCGACCGAGTCATATCAACGGTTACAAGAGTTATCACTAAATTAATGTACAATACTACCAATAAACATGCATAATATGATTAACAAACTGTTAATTTATACATAGTCTATTCATATTCTACTCATTATCAAACTCTTTTATCTCATCAGCCAATACATTTTTAGATACCTTGTCTTTGTCGTCTCTACCGTCTGCTATTTCTATCTTCGTAGCATTGCTCATAGTCTTATCCAATAGTTTAGATAATGCATCAAGCCTTACCTTTTCACTCTTAGCGCCCTTAGCAAGCTTCTTAAGTTCTGCCACTACTGTTGGACCATAGGAGATGACTGCTTTCTGAGTCGAAGATAAAAACTCTTGCCCGAGTCTGTCTACCTCAGCATTAAATTCCGCTAATTTCTTCCACTCATATATAGTACTTCTTGCAACTGTAGATTTTTCGGCAACCTCTGTTATTGGAATACCTGTTGCTATTAACCCGCATACTGTTATTTGTCTCTCATCTAACACAATACCACCTCCTATTTATTGGACACCTAACAATAAAAAGCACTAGTTGTACACCAGTACTCTTATCATCGTTATATGCCCTTCTAACCACTACCATTACGGTTCCCATTACCTTATTAAGCATAAAAAAAGCACCTGCAATTCAATTAAGAATTACGGTGCTCTGCAATTACACTTTTTAATAGTATCATTCTATCACATTCATTTTATCATGTAAATAACATCTTTTTAACATCTTCTTATCATAGAGCATCTACCCCAAATAAAAACACTCCCAAGTCTTGTACCATCTCATTTTTCCACCTCCGAACAGTTATCTCTGCACAACTTAATTCGACTGCTATCTTATCAAATGGTACATTTTTCAAGTAACACATTTCAAGGACTTCATACTTATTTAGCTGATTTTTTCTAATACATTCTTCTTTAAGTGACTTTAATGCAGTTTGTATGTGACTCACCATAATCATTGTCCTGAACTTACTTCGCCTAATTGATAATATATAAAGCTTATCATTTGATTCTATACTCTCGCAAGAATTATTGTCTTCTTCATCAAGCTCTATATAATCTAAGTTATCAACTGCCTCTTCATAATGTTTAGATAGATTATTATAATTACTTAAAAGCAATCTGGTGTTATGAAGAACTTTGGTCTTTGCATCCTCCTTTCTTTTTATATCAAATTCTTTAATAGCTTCTGTTACTGCTTTTTTTATTACTTCATCGAAGTTTGCAGAATATCTCATGTTTT